GTTTGGTTATTAGTAACATAACCTATTGTCGGACAAAAGTCAACCCGATGTTTGTAGGCGAGCGCTGACAATTTGAGCAAGTCGGCGAGCGCTGACTTGGTTTGTGTCTGCTAGGGCGATACATTCCGAGCATCAAGAATATAAGGCAACCTTATCGGCTTAGCCTTGGGTAACAAATCCTGTAACCAAGGATAAAGTTTTGACACCTAATTTCCGTATATACACGGAAGCTGATTTCCGTAAATACATGGAACGTTTTGTACACATATACATGTATGTGTGTACGCGCTGTCATTTAAGTGTGGTGTTACTGTCATTCAAGGGAAGCAGGGGGTCAAACGACAATCGCGCGTACGCACAGATTCGACCCTCCAGGATGCCAGCGCATACTATTTGCAAGCCACATCCGCGTGTTCGTGCCGATGTAGCGCTGTCTGGAGAAAAGCTAGACTATAAGATGTTTCACTCATGAGAAGACCCCCAGCCGTAGCCGGGGGTCCCTGGTCCCTCTAGGCGGTTGCCTGAAGGTTGTCCCAGCAGAGGTTGCAGACTGTCGCCCACATCTGTGGGGCAGAGTCATCTCTGAGGGTAACACCGACCTGTACGCCCTGGTAGAAGGGCAGTCGGCATCTGGAGCAGTCCCCGTTGTAGAACCTTTCCGCCTCAAGCCATACGGCTGAGTCGTTTTGGTTTACCTCTAGGGCGGTTCCAAAGTCTTCCATGATTTCACCTCCTCGGTATTTGGTTATTAACAACCTATCATATTGTCGGACATAAGTCAACCCAAAACCTTACAAATGTTTCACGTGAAACATTGACCCAAAAAAAGGCAAAAGAAATGTCCCACGAATATCAGTATTGTGATAAGGTAAGACCTAACCCCAAACCAAACGTGGGGCAGAACGAAGGGAAAAGAAAAAATGGGTTACTACAAAAACCTAATCATTGCAAGACAGGTAGAGGAACCAGACCGCTTCCGTAAAAATGCGCGAAGGAAAACCTACTGGGCTCCGGGTGTAGTCACCGACAAACGAACACTTGTTACTCTGGTGTCGTTGGTGGTTATTTTCGGTGTCACATCGGTATTGCTGACCATTTTGGTTGCGTGGATGTCATGAGAACAGTAGTTGCTTTACTTGTTTTTGCCGTAGCGCTAATGGTTTCAACCGCTTGGTTGTTCCCATCGGCACCATTCAACGGCTTATCGCTTATCGCGTTTGTTGCCTTGTCGGTGGCTGTTGTTATTGTTTCAAAAAATAGCGAAGGGAAATAAAAATGTTTGATGTAACAAGAGACCCAGACCCAAGACGAACAGACCTCACTATCAAGCACACAGAAGGTCGGTTTTATTTGGCAGATGACGGAACAATGCTTTGCCTTACGCTCAAGGAAGCCCGGAAACTGGTGGAAGAACTGATGACAGAGACAATGAGGGTTGACCTTATTACTCGGCAATATGAAGCCGAGGATGCCTGATGGCTAGGGCAAGGGCAACAGACCCTCAGACCAGCCATGATGCCGGTGATTCGGTAGAAAACATTACCGAGACACAAAAACGTATCCTCGGTCTGCTTGAGACCGCGATGTGTGATGCCGAACTGTTGTTGGCTTACGGGCTGGCGTTTGAGATTGGTATTGCGCCCCAGGCATCCGAGTCTGGCATCCGGTCACGCAGGGCAGAACTTGTCGAGCGGGGTCTGGTTATCCATGACGGAACCTTTCGTCTGTCTCCGTCTGGCAGGCGGATGATGGTGTGGGTATCAGCATGAGCGAGACCAGGGGAAAAGTGGGTTGCAATAACTGCGGTGGGGTAAATACCTACTGGCATGACTGTGACCAAAACCATGATGGTTGCATGGTCCTGCTTTGTGCCGGATGTAATTACCGGGACTATGATTGCGGGACAGTATGATGCGCCCGGACCAGTTTCTTGTGAGCAAAAATGCTGACGAAGAACGCTGGTTGGAGATTCGTGAGCATGGTGTTTCCGCAACAGAAGTTGCCAGCGCTCGCACACCCGCCGGTCACAAAAAGGTAATTCAAACCAAATTGTTCGGGTCCAACATTACCGACAATGCTTACATGAGGTTCGGGCGAGAGCAAGAATACCCGATTGCTATGTGGTTGAAAGATGAGTTTGGTGTCATGCCGAACGATTGGACAATTGCCCATGCAAAAAACTTTCACCATAGGGCAACGCCTGATGGCTTGTCACTTGACCACCTGCTTATTAGCGAAATAAAGACAACAGGGAAAGACTTTGATGGTGAGGTTCCTGTTGGTTACATGAGGCAGATTCAATGGCAAATGTATGTGACAGATACGCATAATTGCATTTTTGCTTGGATGCTTAGGGTGGAAGGCGAACACGGCTTTATTCCTGGTTGGTTTGAGCCTAAAACCTTGAGGGTAAAGCGAGACAACGAACATATTGGCGAACTCGTCAAAACAGCAAACAAAATATGGAAAGAGGTACAAAATGAGCGAAACAACCAAAATGGGTAGACCCAGAGAGTCAGCCGAACTTCTTGAGCACAAACTTAGTGTTCGGTTGTCACACAGAGAAATGTCAGAACTGAAACGCCTGGCACAAAGCAAAGAGGTCACCGCTGGTCGGTGGGTTCGGGAAACAATACGAAGGGAACTAAAAAATGTCTGACTCAGAAATGGCTTTCCGCGACTTTGTTGTCACGGGTCGAGTTTATTCTGGTAACGAAAGTCATGCTTCACACACTATATTTTGGGCGCTTACAAATAGCGACCATAATGACGAAATACTAATCCAAAACATAAAAATAAACGAAGGGGAAAACCAAAATGCCTAATTTCAACCTTGACGACTACGAACTTGTAGAAGACCGCATTAGGGCTTTCTATGAGGACCACCCAGATGGGCGAATTGTTGCTTACGAACTGAGCAATGACGAGGACCGAGCAAGAGGCTACTTTATTGTTCGGGCAATGATATTCGAGAACCATGAAGACCAACACGCTAATTGCCCTAAAGCAACCGGATTGGCTTTTGAGATTGAAGGTACTCCTGGTCCCAACAAAACTGCTGCTCTGGAAAATGCAGAAACCTCGGCGATTGGTAGGGCGCTGGCTAACGCAGATTACGCAAAACGGAAACGACCCAGCCAGACCGAGATGTCTAAGGTAAAGGCGAACCCTGTTCCGGACGAGTTCATGAAAAGGGTTGATGCTTCTGTGTCTCATGAAGAACTAAAAGCATTGTGGGAAGAAGCGCTTGAGGGTGGTTTTTCTCAGAACGTAAATGCTTTCATCACAAAAAGAAAGAAGGCAATAGCATGAAGCAACGCGACCTGAAACTACTCCAAACCGCTGACGATGCAGTCAAGTTTGCTCAACACCTGACTGGTTCGGGTGACATCCAAGAGCGGTACAACTCTAAGGACCCCGATTCGCTGGGAGTTCTTATAGGTTGGTATTACAGGGAGGCTGGTCAGATTATAGGTGGCAGAAAGTTTGACAAGAAAGGCTACAAACCTAATGAACAGTAGCCTGACCCCGCTTCAGGTAATGGAAAACCTGACAAATATTGGTCGCGAGATTGACAAGAAAACTAAAGAACTGGAAGACCTTGACCGGACTTGCGTTCTTGCTCAGTCTGCTTACACAAAGGCAAGGGCAAAATCGTTTCTGACAACCGATGGGTCAATGGATATTCGCAGGTTTACCGCAGACCTACAAAGCGAAGCCTTGAGCCTTGAGTATGAGTTGGCTGAACAGCAGGTTCGCGCTTGCAGGGACAAGTTGCGCGCCCTGCGGGACAGGTTAGAGATTGGTCGCTCTTTGAGTCCGTTGCTGAGATTGGAGTGGGGACAATCCTAGACCCAACAAACGGGGTCACCCCGGAAAAGGTTGTTCGCTTTGAGGTTCCTGGCGAACCCAGGTCTAAACAAAGACCGAGGGTAACACAGCGGGGAACTTTTACGCCAAAAGAAACGATTGAGGCTGAGCGTATGGTTCGAGATTGTTGGCGGGCTACTGGCGAACAACCTTTTCATAACCAATTGTCGGTAGACATCACGTTTTACAACGGAAATCGAAGACGGAGAGACCTCGACAATATGGCAAAACTGGTTCTTGATGCCTTGAACAAAGAAGCCTATGAGGATGATGTGCAGGTTATAGAACTGACTGTGCGGAAAATCCAAACTGAGAGGGGAAAAGCAAGGTCTATCATCACACTACAAGAAATGATAGAACCTCCGGCAGAGACGATGCTATGACCCCTAAGCAGTTCCAAAAGTACCTGGACAGGGATGGGGGTTGTATTCACTGTGGCGAAACGGAGTCTGTTGCCCCACATCATCGGCTGAACCGAGGAATGGGTGGCTCAAAAGTTCGGGATGTGCCGAGCAACATTATTGTTTTGTGTTCGGCAATGAATACTTTGCTTGAGTCTGATGCCGGTATTGCGGAAACTGGTCGCGAGAATGGCTGGAAGTTGCGAACCGGTCAAGACCCGCTTACGACCCCAGTCTGGTTGCCACAACAAGGATTGTGGGCATTGTTGGGTAATGGTTATGATGTGACTAACGTACAAAGGGGAATAAATGCCAATAATCAGGAGTCAACTCGACTTTGAAAAACGGGAGTTTACTCAGATACCAAACAGTTGGGTTCGAGACCCCAGACTGTCACTAAAATCAAAAGGTTTGCTTACGCAACTGCTATCTCATGCGCCTGGCTGGAAGATGACAATTTCTTCGCTTGCCAAAGCAAACAACTGTGGCTACCACACGATTGCATCTGCTATACAGGACTTGGAAACGGCAGGTTATCTGAAGCGGGTCCAAACGAAAAGCGACAACGGGCAGTTTGGTGAGATGCTTTGGTTCACCGTTAGCCCCGGAGAGCCGTTCGTTGAAAATCCGACATCGGAAAATCCGACACCGGACAATCACCTACATAAGAAGACTAAAGAAAAAAAGACTAAAGAAAAGAACACAAACACAACTACGTTTGACCAATTTTGGGAGTTGTATCCACGCAAGGCGGGCAAGGCATCTGCCAGAAAATCGTTTGACCAATTGGATGATGAAGCAAGGGCACATGCTTTGTCTGGTGTTCTTCGTCTTCGCAATGACCCAAACCTGCCACCCACACAATATGTTCCACATCCTGCAACATGGTTGAATCGTGAGGGTTGGGAAGATGAAGCCTACCCAAACAGGGAAGCCAAGCCTGGTGAAAAGAAAGCAGAACTGCCTGATGCTCGTGCCTGGGTTCTGAAGATGCACAACCTTGGTGAGCATTGGGAATGTAGACCCGGCGAGTTCGGACACTAACGAAAGGAAAACCATGTGCAACATCTGTATTGACGACACAAAAAAACTATTTGTCTTCCCGCAGGATAAAGAACCGATTGACGAATGGCTTGAAAGGCTGGGGGAACATGACCACCTTTCTTTGGCGATGATGTACCACACAGACGATGGTCTGAAAGAAATTGCAAAATCTTATAGTCTTCAGGGGTTTACACACCAGGAAAACACAATTCTTGTAGACAGTC